ACTAAGTGCTAACTCAGCCAATATTAAATTCTCAGCATATTCATCTACACAATGGGGAAATGTGTTAATACCAGGAAGCGGTTATGACATGGATGTCAACTCTGGTAATGTTAGAATCTTAATCGATCCTGACACAGCAAATGTATCTGGTTCACAAACAATATTTCACTTTATTAATTCTTCAGTTATGTTTGAAGGAGCCGCACCAGCAGGTTTACCAATAGCACTTGATGGTTATGTAGATTCTGAACTAGCAACTGAAGTAGACGATACAATTACAACTGAAGAAACTCCATAATGAGAGCAAAAGAATTTATTACAGAAGACAATGCACCCGGTAAACTAACCAAACGTCAACGTTATGGTTCAAGAGGATTGCACAAGTTCCAAGATGTCGACGGTAGAGATAGAGTCTACGAATTAAATCGTGTAATGATGGCATTAGCACAAGCAAACGGTGAGTCAGACCACGAGAAAATTGACTTAGATTCAGAAAGTTGGATAGGCACAAGCAACATGGCTGTACCATATACTGAAGTAGAATCTAATATGTTAAAGTCTGCATACAAAGCAGTGGGCTCTGAATGGGAAGATTTAAATGATGGTGACATAAGATCAAGTGAGTTACCTTCAATCAATAAAGAAAGTCCAGTAGAAGGCTTTAAAGGATATCCAAGATAATGGCAGCCGTTAATGTTCCAGTTAAAGGCTTAACAGGCTTAATCACAATCTTTGCATATGCAGATGATGCGACAACTACTGTCGCAGATGTATTAGCATCAATCATAGCCTCTGATGGTATGGCCGCAGTCAACTATTATAACTTAGCATTAGTCAGAGATACAAGTATTAATGATAACGATACTCCAACTGCTACACTTGCTTCAATGAACTTTGTAGGCGCTACAGGCACTGATCCTTTCGCCTCAGGCGCTATTGTTAGTGAGACATTTGATAATGCAACACAAACAACTATTCCAGCAACAGATATATTCCTTACTACACCAGCATCTACTGCAAGTGCTCCTGCTATTGATTTAGAAAATAGACAACAATTAAGAGTAACAGAAATAGCACAACTAAACAGAAAGGGCGGCGCTACTGGCAATGTTAGTCTACCCGCATATAATGCATTAAACACTGCTGATCTTAATTTGCTTCCCGCAAAGTATGTTGGAAATACTGCAACTCCTACTTCAACAGTACCACTCGCAACTAGTCGTCCTTGGACATAAAAAATAATTCTTAGACAGTTCCTGTCACTAAATATTATCATACTTTTCATATACACGCAGAGGAGCATTAAATGGAAATCCCGTACGATATTAATAACACCCTCGACTTAATCAAGTTGAAATTTTATAACGAGTGGCTTTATACTGCTCACATCTATGATGAAGGGGATAGTCCGTTTCACAAAGACCTAACAAGACAAGTAGTTGAAACTTATGTTGATCCATTAGAATTACCTAAAGATTCTAAAATTTTAGACTTGGGTTGTGGCCCTGGATATTTCTTAGATGAAATGAAAGAAAGAGGATTTGAAGACGTATTAGGTGTTACTTTGTCTCCGGGAGATATTAAAATTTGTGAAGAAAAGGGTCATAAGACTAAAGGATATGATTTATCATTTTTACCTCAAAAAGAAGGTTACTATGATGAAAGTGTAGACTTTATCTTTTTACGTCATGCATTAGAACATTCACCATATCCTATTTTTAGTTTAATGGAATACAATCGCATTCTAAAACAAGGATCAAAGATTTATATCGAAGTACCTGCTCCAGACAATGATCGTAAACATGAATTTAATTTAAATCATTACAGTATTTTTGGTCATACACAACTTGCCGCATTATTACAACGTACAGGCTTTGCTATTGATCAATTTAATAATTTAGAGTTTGACTTACAACAGCAAAATCCAGAAGATCCTGAAGGCGAACCTATTAAAATGAGAGAACATTATTACTGTATTATTGCAACGAAGGCACAAGGACTTGATATCAAATAAATTTATCTTTGTTAGATATACACTATCATGGATTAGTCAGCAATTGGCTATTCCATTTTGGGCAGTAGGGCATTTGCATCTCAGTCTTAAATTAGATGTCTATGAAGATATTCATATGATTATAGCATCATTAGGAATGAATATTTTAGTTGCTATTGGTTTCTTTTTAGATTACCTAGACTACAAAAAATCACATTAGAATGCGTTTAATTACATTCGGTTGTAGTTTTACGCAAGGCATTGGACTAGATGGTCTTACACACAAAGCCCATGAAGTCTATAGATCACCGCAAGATGCTATACTTAAAATTAAACCTGCAAGTAATCTAGCATGGCCGCAATTGTTAGCCGACAAGTTAAATTTAGAATGTGTAAATTTAGGTAGGGGAGGCTCGTCACCTAAATTTACGTTTCAAATGATTAAAGAATTTAAATTTCAACCTACTGATACAGTAATTATTCAATGGCCTGCGGCAGATCGTAGAGTCATTTGGGCTGAAGAATCTACAGAAAGCACTACCCCTTATAATCCTAAATCATACAAAGAATTAACAGCACAAGATGCCGGATCTTTCGGTGATTATTACAGATATTATCACACTTATTTTGATAGTTTATGGGAACTATGCGTACTAATAGAAAGTGCCCATAATCATTTGAAAGATATTACTAAGGCAGTTTATTCTGTGACTTATGAAAACGAATTACGTAATAATGAGTTATTACCGAGATTTTTTCCTATAATAAAAAAAGTAAAACCCTTTTTTAAAGAACAAGCAGAAGATTTAAGTGCATCTGCATCTCAAATACTTTTAAACGAAAATCAATTAGTAAGATGCAACGACGGGCATCCTGGTATACAATTTCATATAGATTTTTCAGAAGATATGTTTAAAGAACTAAAAAGCCACTAAATACTAGTATGAGCAACTTTAACGCAAGTGGTACGGGCGAATTAGTCAAACCAGCATATAAGAAAACAGCATTTAAAAATCAAAAAGAAATTGATGATTTTGTAAAATGTTGTGATCCTGATACTGGTTATCTATATTTTATGGATAACTTCTTTTATATTCAGCATCCAACGCAAGGCTCAATTCAATATCATCCTTATGAATACCAAGAACGTTTAATTGACACTTATCATAATTATCGATATTCGATTGCTCTTATGCCTAGACAGTCAGGTAAGTCTACATCAGCCGCAGGATACTTATTATGGTATGCTATGTTTGTGCCTGATGCTACGATTCTAATCGCCGCACATAAGTACACAGGCTCACAAGAGATTATGCAACGTATCAGATATGCATATGAAAACTGTCCTACACATATCAAAGCAGGTGTTGTTACATACAACAAAGGATCGTTAGACTTTGAGAATGGCTCTCGTATTGTATCAGCAACGACCACAGAGAATACGGGTCGTGGTATGTCGATTACACTTTTATATCTGGATGAGTTTGCATTCGTAAGACCTACGATTGCCGAACAGTTCTGGACTTCTATTACACCAACACTAGCAACAGGTGGTAAAGCAATCATCACATCTACTCCAAACTCTGATGAAGATCAGTTTGCTCTTATTTGGAAACAAGCAAATAAGAATATTAATGCACAAGGAGAAGAAACAGAATTAGGTGTTAATGGATTCAAGCCTTTTAGATCATACTGGAAGGAACAACCTGGACGTGATGATAAGTGGGCAGAAGAAATTAAAGCACAGTTGGGTGATGACAGATTTGCACGTGAGATTGGTTGTGAATTCTTAATCGCAGATGAAACATTAATCAATCCTAATACTCTTATTATGTTAGAATCAGTTGAACCTCTTAGTAGAATGGGTCAAGTCAGATGGTTTCAACAACCCAAAAAAGGTATGGTCTATGTTTTAGGATTAGACCCATCATTAGGTACTGGTGGAGACCCAGCCGCAATACAAATCTTTGAAGCAAACACTACTACACAGATAGGTGAATGGAAAGATAACAAAACAGATATTCCTCAACAAATTAAATTGTTGGGTCAGATTACAAATTATATTGCAGATATAACTGGTGAACCAAACAACATATATTACTCACTTGAGAACAATTCTATAGGCGAAGCGGCTTTGATATCATTATCAGAGTATGGTGAAGCAAACATCAAAGGTATCTTCTTAAGTGAAAAGGGTAAAAAACGTAGAGGATATAACACAACACAAAAAGTAAAACTTGCGGCATGTGCTAAGATGAAAACACTAATGGAAAGTAAGAAATTAACTGTAAAAAGTAAAGCCTTGATTAGTGAATTAAAAACATTCGTTGCATCTGGTGGTAGTTATGCCGCTAAGATCGGAGATAACGATGATTTAGTAATGGCAACATTACTTGTAGTACGTATATTACAAGACATTACAGACTTCCATAGTGATTTGACAGAGCATATGCGTGACCATGATGAAATGGTTGCACCCTTGCCGTTCTTTGCTGTGATTAACTAAAAGAGATAAATAATAGTATGGCAATTGATCAGGAATCCTTCAACAAACGTCTCTACGATATCTTTAAGACTCGTGGATACAAACCAGCACCCAAAGACTCAAAGAATGAAAGAACAAATCCAGAAACAGCAGATGTTTTTGAGTTTCAATTTATTAAAGACGGCGAAAACTACGGGAAAGCCTGGGCAACTATCGACAAAACATCATCATTAAATATCTATTATGATGACAATCAAGCCGGTAGTCCTCCAGGACAAACTAAAGGTGTTGACTATGATGATTCATGGTCTGGATTGTTAAAACATTTAAAGCAATGGGCATTATCAAAGCAACTAAACTTTGGATTACATGACAGTGATCGATTAGGTGACGATATGCGTCAAAGGGATTATTACAAAATGAAAGAAAAAATGAATGAAGGTTATCATGCTGTTAATAAAACAACATCGTATAATGATAACATACCTAACGTAAAAGTTGTTATTCAACATGATAGACAAATCGGTGAAGGCGAGCAACGTTGGAGAAACGTTCATAAAATCTTTGTAGAAAATACAGAAGGTGAAAGATTTGCAGTCCCAACTAGAATGCCTGGCATTGCAAGAGTATATGGTAGACATGTAGCAGAAGGCGGAACTCCTTACGATGAAAGAGGTAAACATATTACTCAATTAGTAGAAGAATATACTAAGATGGCTGGCTTTATTCGTGCTACTCGCAGAGGTGAGTTTAATGAATCCGTTGCAAAACTTATTGCTGAAGGTGTGCAACATCACAAAGCATTAAAAGAATCATTACAAAAAATGCAAAGTCACAGAGGATACAATCATTACTTTGAATCATGGACACCTGCTCTTATGGAAGATGAAACAGATTCATCAAATATTGCAGAAATGTTCGCACAAGAAACAATCGATCCAAGAATCGAAAGTGTTTTACCTATCTTAAACAAACTTAATAGTAATATCATTAATGAAATCGAAGAAGTTAATGAGTTAGATCAATGGGCTAAAGGCATTACTCAATTAGAAGAAGAAAAAAGAGATACACATTGCTCAGCCAAATGTTGTGGAGCAGATGTAAAAGCAGAAGACTGCGGCTGTCCTGCAGACTGTCCTCATTGTAATTGCAATGCAAAATTAAACGAAGCAGATCAGGTTGAAGAAGCAATCAAACTTCCAGAAATTACACCACAAATGGGCGATAACGGCTCTAACACGCAAAGTGTAATCTCAGGTAAAAATGTAAAAGAAGAAAAAGAAGGTATGGGTTCTGAAGATGATGACTTAGCAGATGAGGAATCAGGTAAGAACCACGATCCCAAAACAGGCAAAAGAATTAAGCCTCATCCGTTCGATCCAGAAGATGACCATTTAAATGAAGATCGTTTAAATGAAGGACAATTCAATCGTTTAGTTGTAGATGCATTAGAAATGAATGAAAAAGACTTTGCTAAAAAACATCCTGGCATGGCGCATAGATATGAAGATATTGTAGCGGCATTTAGTGAAGAAGATTTAAAAAACAAATTAACTGCACCTGAGCAACAAGAATTAGATTTATCTGAGTCTACTAATTATAGAGAGTTGGTTCGAATAGATGTAGAAAAACTACAAAACATTACTAAAAATGCTAATGACTATGAAGAAGAAATTAACAAAAGAATTGTAGCCCTTAAATCAAAAATGAGGAATGCTCCAGATCCAATACAACGTAAACGTATACAATCAGAAATTAGAGAATACGAAAAATATAGAAAACAATACGATATTGCTAGAGCCAGTTCAGCAAAAAATGCAAAAGATGCCTCAAGAATTGAAGCAGATAGAGTATTAAATAAAAAAGATGATCCATATACAACAGCCGCTGATAAGGTAACTATTGGTACTGCTTTAGCAGGACTATTAGGTGAAGAATCAGTTATCGATGAAAAAGATTTTTCAGATAAAGAAATTAGAATGGCATATGGCATTTTAAATGACCCTAGATATAAAGGTGGCAATCAAACTGGAGCAATTAAAGCAATAGAAGGTATTAAAGCAGGTTTATCAGAACATCCAGGTGTTAAAAAAGCAATCTATAAAACACAAAATGAACCTGACAATTTAGAAGAAAACATTAAAGTAGGTCAGAAAGGATTCTATGTAAACATTGATCCTCGTACAGGTGAAGAGACACCCCTGTCATGGCCACAATATCAAAGTACCTGGTACGATGAAAATAAAGATGAACCTGAATCACGTAACATTTCAACAAATAAACTATCACTTAAATATCAAGTTTACTTAGATCAATTAGGTGAAAAAATTGATGAAACTAAAGCAGGTGGATTTGATTTTGCTGGAGACTATAAAACAGGTTCAGCAGGACAATGGAAAAACACAGGCAAGACTAAAGGAAGACCTGCAAAAGTAGGTGACTTAGTTGGTGCTGAAAGCAAACATGCACATGATGAAATGTCTGTTAGTCAAATGTCTGATGAAGATTTAGCAGATTATCTTAATGTAGATGTTAAAGATGTTAAAGCGGATAGAGAAC